CTGTCCACTTGGTGCCAGATCGAGGCTTGGAAATGACGTTGTGAGCGTCAGAGGCAGTAATAACTCCGAGCCTTAATTTGGCCCATGCTTCATCACCTTGCTCTACGGTGGACACATCTATGCCGGTCCGGGCCTGGATAATTTCTGGTGTCATGCTGCCGCCTTTTGCCTGAGGAACCCGAGAGCCTTAACACCTTCCAGTTCTGTCAGGTCGGCTGGCTGTGAGATAGGGCGTTTGAAAATGCGTGAGCAGAGAGGGAGAAGATCGGCATCCCATGTCTTATCCAAGGAGACAAGCAGGTCGTTAATCTCTTTTTGCGTGGTTTCGCTAAGCGGCGTTATATCGCGCTCAGGCTGACGCTCTGCTGTAAAGTTGATACCTTCTTCGCCCTCGGTGTTAACGTGGTCTATGGCGGCGTCCAGGCGCTCACGGCGAGGCCAGTATTTTGCTGCCTGCTTCACGACTGTTTTGAGGATCATCTGTTCTTCGTCTGTGACCCACGGACACTTTTTGCTGTTGTCAGATTTGTACTTCTTCCATGCTTCAGACCGGTCACGGATGGAGTAGATGGCATCGATGCGCATCGTATGGGTGAGGTAATCACCATCGTCAGTTTTTACCGTTACATACGCGCCTACGATGTCCCCGCGCTGCTCTTCAGTATCGAAGTCGTTGTAGATGTGGATCGGCGGCTTATCGAGCCCCTCGCGGCGGAACTGGTCGTTTCTGCGAACAATTGCCGACTGACACCATTTGATGGCGCCAGACTGCTGCGCGATGTGCATCAGGCCCATGTAACTGATGTCGAGGCAAATAGCCCCTTTACGCGGAACCAGGTAAGCCAGCTTCTGTGCTGGGTTTAGCGAAATACCGATGGCCGCAACGTTGATGATCGCGTTCTGCGTGCTGGTCTGGTTCTGGAATGCAACTTTCGCGAGGTAGTCGTTGTTCTGAAATAGCTGGATGGCGAACTGACTTTCCTTCGCCCACACCATCCGCTCGTCTGTGGCGGCCTTAATGAAAAGCGGCTCCTGTTGTTTGACGAAGTCAACAAGGGTTAAGCTCATAATCCCTCCTTAAAACGGGCAGCCGGTACGGTGTTCCCAGTCGTATTCCGCCTGGGCGTAAGCAACTGCCGAAATGAAATCGTTGTAGGCCTCGCCAGCTTTATCGCTGCGAAGTCCTTCGTATGGGCTGGAGTCAATCGGGACCGAGAAGTGGAAGAGGCCGGACGGCTCTTTTGGCATCATGTCGATGATTTGCTGTGCCCGGTCGTCGATCCACTTCTCTTTCTCGTCGTCGAGCTGCTGCTCAACCCAGCGCCGATCTTCGATGCGGTCGTAAGTGAGGTATGCGTTCATGGTTGCCTCAGTAATGAATTTTCGCGCAGGGGATCAGGTCATCTTTCAGAGCGGTAAGCACTTCGATAGCCTGTTCGCGGGTTAAGCTAGTGTTGCTGGTAAGCGCGTTAACGATGTTGGTGCCGACCGTCTTGCGGTGTTTCACATCAGCTTCGCGCTTTGCCTTCTCATCGGCTATGCGCTTCTCTTCGGCCAGGCGAGCATCTTCGGCCTGTTTTGCCTTCAGGCGCTCGGCTTCAACCGCCGCGGCTTTTTCGCGTTCCGCCCGGGCTTCCGCTTCCTGCTTCTCGCGAGCTGCACGCTGTTCCGCTTCGACGCGCTGGCGTTCAGCCAACTCTGCACGTGCTTTCTCTTCGGCTTCACGGCGCGCTGCGGCCTCAATCTCCGCTTTGTGCATCGCTTCGGCATCGCGACGGGCTTGTTCTGCCGCTTCGCGCTTAATGCGCTCTTCGTTCTCACGCTGTGCCTGTTCCGCCTGTCGGCGCTGCTCTTCGCGGTCACGGTCAAACTTGTCATTCATCAGCAGAGCCATTTCGTGGTCTGCCTCGATCTGCGCGGCGAGCTGGTCATCGAACATCTTGTTCATCACCAGCGCTTCGGCGTGCAACTCGTTCATGGCTTCTTCAGCCTTGATGCGTTCCTGCTCGGCTTCCCATTCAGTGAGTGGTCGGCGGGTCGCATCGCGCAACTCGTCGCAGGCATCAACGAATCGCTTAATTTCTGCCTCGGCCGGACGCACAGCCTCTTTCAGGCGCTTCAGGTACTCACGGCCCGGCTTTTCGATTGCCGTTTTGCTGCGGGACACCTGCGCCGCCAGAGAGGCAACACGGTCACGTCCTTTCTTCGTGGACAGGTCCGGCACTTCGTTTACTGCCTGGCGGATTTGCTCGAGATAAGCATCAAGGCCGCCCGATACGTAAAGTACTGGCGCCTGCTCCGGCTTGATTTCGATGACAGTTAAGTCCGTTACTTCGCTCATGGTTTCTCCTGAAATTTGGATGTGCAGATCCCGCCCGCAGAAAGCCAGGCCGATCGGTTGAATAGGGTGGTTACTGCTGCGCGATGGATTTCGCCGGGAACTCGCCGTTGCGGAGGATGCTTTCTACCGGCCAGCACTCAGCTGACACTTTCTGCTCTGTGGCTGCCTGGCTGCATTCCTGCGGGCTGTCGTAAACGCCGAGAATGACGTCCTGATAATCACCGTTGGTCATTGCCACGGTCAGGACGAGAGCGAATAAAGTTTCCATCAGTGAAGAGTCCTCCCGATGGCGACGGCGTAAAGGCGCTTTGCTTCTTCCCACGCCGGAGCATTGCGATGAAGCACCGCGAACGAAGCGAGTCGTTGGGCCTCTCTGATCTGCTGCTGGTTTACCATGATTACCTCTTAGCCTTATCGCGGCGAACGGAACGGTTAATACAAGACTTCTGCGCTTGTGCGGCAAAACAACAAAAGTGGCGGTGGATGGCCGCCGGTTCTCATAACTAAGCCGCCTCAGTGAAGCGACTGAGGTATGAAAAAAGCCGCTGGTTAGGCGGCCTTGATGGTTATGTCGTCTGAATCGAGTATTCCTGAAACGTCTACATGGGTTATTTTTATGCCCTCGCTGCCGTCCATTGGCGGCCATCCTTCAACCCCTTCACCTTTCGACCAGTCGAACGCACTCACAACGCCGTAAGTGTTGTAGTTTTGACTCAGTGCAATGAGAAGAGCCTCTTTGGCCAGCATGACCAGCACCGCATTCAAAACTGATCCCTGGCGCTCCAGTCGGTAATCGGCGTTCGACCAGAAATTGTTAATCTCATGCAGCTTTTCATCGGTCATTACGTCGTGGTCTATCTCAACCGTTAGCTCCGCCTTCCAGTCATAGTCGACTGTGTATTTTTTAACGTTCCCCATCGTCTTACCCTCTGTCGTTACCCGCTGATGCGGGAGAAATGCTGCTTAATCTACCCATTCGACATACTGGAGTAGTGATTCAGTCTCCGCGTCATCTGGTTCTTTGTTCTCTGGATTGCAGTGCTTGCAATTAGTGGCCTGAACCGGCATTCCGCCGCATCCACACATTTCAGCAAGACCAGAACAGCATCTGGTGAACACGAATCCGTGGTCGCACTTTTCACACCCAAGCATGATTTCCACCTTTCTGTTTGTTTACCGTCAGCCCCTCGCAAAGAGCTGCTGGTAAAGATTCCCCGATGTTCGGGAACTGAGCAGCAAACCATTCCGGTGCGGAGTCCTCTTCGTGTGCTATACCCGCCACGCGTTACACACCTGCCTCAATCCCATTGGGCGCTATTTCAATTTGCCAGGAGCGCTCCGGGTGATTTGCTGCTTGAATGAATTCTTAATGAGCAGGCGACTTGCTGTCCGCCGCTGGCTAACTTCGCTCAGCTGTCGATGTTTCGTTTCGATGGAGTAATTAAAAACCATAGTTGTTTTATCGTCAACAACAATAGTTGTATTAATGGTTGTTTTGGTTTTATTTGGTTGTATTTGAAAGGAATTTATTTTTAAGAAATATTGGGTGGTGGGGTTTGGGCAATAAAAAACCCCGCCGAAGCGAGGTTTCATGGGGGGGGGTATTTATCGGTTTTGGCTTTTCAGGTAATCGGAGATCTCTTTGGCTGCCGCGCACTGCGCTTTCAGCTCATTGTTCATTTTTGCTTTAACTTCGTCAGAACTACTCTCGCATCCAGCATCAAGCGAAGTGATGTTGTAAACCGCCAGCATCGTAGCCTGGACTGCTACTTTGCACTGATCTGGCTGTGCGTGGTCTTTACAGATTGCAGCTGGTGATTGCTTTAGCTGATCGAGAGCCGACTCTTCCGCATTGGCCGCCAGAGGTGTCAGAAATAATATTGCCCATAAGAATTTTTTCATAGTTGCTTCCCTACCATATTGTTGATGTCCAAAACATTCTTCCGATTATCTGGACGCTATCAAGGTCCGCTTCTTCGTCTGGGTGCTCGACATGATTAAAGCTGCGAATGCTCAGCCTGTTCGGGCCGACACGGTAAAGTATTTTTAAGCGATTCCATCCATCCTGGCTGATGGCGTAGACCTTTCCGTCCACGATCTTTTTGTCGTTAATATTGATAGCGACAGTCGTTCCTTCCGGAATAACTGGCTCCATGCTATTCCCATGTGCGGGGAAGCAGATAACACTTTCTCTGTGGGCATTAACTCGGCGTAGAGTCGCTTTTGAGAAGCGGAGTTTATAGCCATTGTAATCTTCGCGAGGGAACGTCCCATCGCCGCAGGCCAGCTCAATATCCTTTAGAAATGGCACTTCTACCTCGTCATCAGGTAATGGGGTTGAATTATCCCAAGGCTCAACGGTACCCCACTGATCAGACGGTGGGATGGCTTCATCCTGCCCAGTGAGAAGCATAGCGCCTTCCCCGGAACTCAACCATTCAGGCTTTACCTTTAACGCATTAGCCAGCTCAACCAGCTTCGTTGTCTGATTGGCTTTTCCTGTTTCTATCTTCTGGATAGCCGCCTGGCTCACCCCAACCAGATCCCCGAGAGCCTTTTGCGTAAGGCCTCGTAATGTCCTGGCTTCTTTCAATCTTTCAGCGAGTGTCGTTTTCATACGCGCAATGTACAACCATGGTTTTATTCCATCAAACGAAAATGGTTGTTGACTAAATACAACCATAGTTTTATTCTTCATTCATATTCACTACGGAGGTTGTTATGAACCCAACCATTAAAACCGCTATCACCATCGTAGGCTCTCAAAAAGCCCTTGGTGAAGCGTGCGCAGTGTCGCAGCAGGCGGTTTACAAGTGGCTACACAACAAAGCGAAGGTTTCTCCGGAGCATGTGAACAGCATCGTTAAAGCAACTGGTGGCGAGATTCAGGCATACCAGATTCGCCCTGATTTGCCGACGCTGTTCCCGTCACCGGCCGACAATAATGCCGCCTAACCGGCGGCCCTAACCACGAAAGGGAAAGCAATGCATTCACTTGCGTATCAACAAGGTAACAAATTTTCGCCAACGGCGATGATTTACCAGAATCGCCGGGAACCTGATTCCAAGGCGTTAAACATCGATGGGATCCGCGCAGCTGTTCGCGCCTGGGCAGCTGATTGCCGCAGCCGTGAATTTGTCGCAGCGCTGATTGTGGAGGAGTGGCGGGCTACCGGCGGCACCGGGCTGGATATCCCGACTGACTCGCACCGCCAGATGCAGAAAGTGTTTCGCTGGATAGACGGCGACACCGAATATGCGACCAACAACATTCGCCAGCTGGCGCCGGCAATCATGTCCGTATTGCCGCTGGAGTATCGAAACCGCCTGGCGCCGCAGAACGACACGATGTCTCTGATCGCCTCTGCGATGAAAGAGTGTGCCGAAGCTAAGCAGGCAGTGCTTCTGGACGCTCCAGAGCATCAGAAGCTGAAAGAGGTGAGCGAGGGTATAGCGTCGCTGTTCCGCCTCATGCCGGAGCAGGTAGGACCTTTGATGACGATGGTTACATCGATGCTGGGGGTTATGTGATAGGCACCAGAAAAGAAAAAGCCCTTGAAGCGGTAACTTCAAAGGCCTTCCAAACACTGTGTTACGCCAAGTAACGGGAGTAAGTATGTCAAACACCGCAGAAATTCTCAACTTTCCCGCTGTAGTTTCGGGAATACAGGAGCAACGCGTGGCCGATACAGACGATGGGTACACCCGTCTGGCAAACGAGTTGTATGAGGAGCTTATCGGCGCGAACCTGACCAAAAATCAGGCCAAGGTAGCTCATGCTGTTTGCCGCAAAACCTATGGGTTCAACAAGAAGATGGACCGCATAGCAGACTCACAACTTTCGGAGCTGACCAGATTACCTCGCCAGAAGGTTAACACCGCCAAAAACGAGCTCATTGCGATGAATGTTTTGGTGTCCGACGGCATGCTGATCGGGCCCAACAAAAACCTGAGTGAGTGGGTAATTCCGGGCACTAAGCCTGCGCCAAAATGTCACCATAGTAGTGACTGTCACCATGGTAGTGACAGTGTCCCTACGGTGGTGACAAAAAGTGTCACCAAAAC